AGAGTCTTTCCCGCTAACTCATGCCAGGTTTCTCAAGCTGATAAATCCGGCAATTCTGAACGCGCACGAGTACACATCTCTATATCTATATCTATATAAATATAGATAGATAGATAGGACAGTGTGTGCCCACGCTGTATATGAATCAAGCACTTACGCTTGTCCACGCGGGGGGAAAGTGCATCTAATCTGGGATAGCTATTTTTTGCTTAAAAACTAGGCAGTTTGTGCACTAAGTTGGTGCGGAATGGGTACTCCGATGGATTCGAGGTAGTTGGCGCAGACTTCTGCGCTTGTGTGAAGGCGTGCTTCACGCCCTACGCAGGTCTCCCACATCTGGACTTCGCGCCAGCGTTTGCCGCCCCGCTCAAGGCAGGGGATGTAGGACTTGATGACCACTCCGTTGATGGTCAGGTTGGTGTGCTTTTTCATGTTGCTTCTCCAGTTGCGGGAGAGAATCTCTCCCAGGGTTCTGCAAGGCGCAGGGTTGCCCAGCAAGCACAGCACGCTGTGCTTGCGGAGGTTCCTACAGTTCTCCACCTGCGAGGAAGGCAAGGAGGGTGTCGCTGTCCACGAATTCGCCATCGAGGGCTTGTTCGTGTGCCGCATCAAAGAAGGTGTCGTGCGTCTCGAGGACGCACAGGTAGGGGTTGTTTTTGTACAGGGGCATTTGATTCTCCAAGTAGCGGACAGGATAGTCCCCACAGCACACCCTTGTGGGATGCGCTGTAAGAATTCCCGTTGGACAGGAAAAGAAACAACGGCGCAGGACGCCGTTGTCGCTTGGGAGAGAATCTCTCCGGATTACTCGAAGGTGATCTGAGACAAGGCGCGATCAACCAAGGCGTTGATCTGCTCACGGGTCATCCCCGCAAACAACTTGACCGCCTGCTCAACCTTGACCTTGGGCACAGCCACACGAGCGTGGCTGGGAGACTCTGGCGCCTGGGTGGACTCCGCCCGAACGATGTGGTACTTGAATGAGTTGCTTGCTCGGTAGTACACAGCCTGCTGGTCTTTGGTGCGGTCATCCCTGCTCTGGGAGAGAATCTCTCCGGCTTTCTTCTCCGACACCTTCAACGCCCCGATGAATGCGTTGAGCATCCACTCGGTGCGGTAGGCTGTCTGCCCCTCGGCGTTAAGCTTTTGGTAGTGCTTGTGGAAGGGGCGTGTGGCTTCCTCCAACAGACGATCCTCACCCTTCTGCTTGGCGGCAAGGCGTTGGCTGAACACAGCCATAGTTACTTTCGATTGGTTCATGTTGCTTCTCCAGTTAAGTTAAGGAATGTCTCCAGGGTTTCCCCCTCGGACACTTTCAGTATCACATGACGGGGTTTAAAACATGGTCTGGAGCCACCCCCTGAACCCCACCCTACCCCCACCAACCCATATATAAACAAGCCATACTAGCCAGCCAGAACACTATTCCCCAGCCATAAACCAATCTTTTGTAATACTTACCCACTACCCCCATAAATTTTTTAAAAAATTCTACAAAACCCTTGTCCAACGATTGACAGGGGGGTATACTGCGCATGTTGGTGACCAATAGAGAGGCTTGGTTTAAATGAGGAGCCGTGTAGGCACACGCAAGTGGAAAAGGGGAACTACCAGCCAACACCCCCCAAATGAAAAAAGCCCCTGACCGTTGCCAGTCAGGGGTTGAAGAGGGGGATAATCACAAACCCCCGGAGGAGAAGCAAATGAGCATTTTTGCTTGCTGGCCGAAGGCCAACCGGCAACTGCTTGCACACTTACCGGGATTGAGTGTACATTAGCCCCATCGCAGGTTCAAGGGCTTATGCGCGTATGCTGGATCATTTAATAGATTTCTCCCCCGAGGTGAGTACTCACCAAGGGAAGACTGTTGCCGTAAACAAACTGTCCCCGGCAGATTTGGTGGACGCCAAAATAAAAACCACAGACTGGCTCAAAGGTTTGGGGGCGGTGGATACCGATGCGGCTGTGGCGCAGGCAGAGATTGACGCAGCCAGGGCGTCTTTCAACGGCATGATTACTGCGGCTCCAGCAGAGATCACCCACAAACATTTGGCACAGATAAAAACCCCCGCGGCGGTGCAGCATCTGGTTGGGATGTTGTCTGCATACGACTGGGAGTTTGTGGAACGCGCCAAAGAGATTCGGGGCTACACCGTGGCCAAACTGTTGGAAGAAGCAGAGAACCCCAACGCCAACATCCGCCTGAAGGCGCTCGGTCTTTTGGGAAAAATCACGGAAGTGGGCCTGTTCACCGACAAGATCGAGGTCAAGAAGGAGTCTCTGAGCGACGACGAGATCGACCAGAAGATCAAGGACAAGCTCAACAGGTTCATGGGCGTCGCAGACGCTGCTGTGATCGAAGACATAGAAGTTAGCACTCACACACATACGGCTGATGAAGCTCAACGACCTGACGCTCTCCCCAACTGAGGTTGCCGCCATTCAAAAGGCGCTCCCGACTCTTTCTATCAAGGAGAAGATGGAGCTGTTTGACATGCTGGAGGAGCGCGAGAAGCGCTATGGGGTGGCCGCAGCACGCCAAGACATGATTCCGTTCGCCCAGCGGGTCTATCCGGGGTTTAAAGTAGGTCCACACCACAGGAAACTGGCCAAAATCTTCACCGATGTGATCGAGGGGCGCAAAAACCGGGTCATCATCAACATTGCCCCCCGTATGGGCAAGTCAGAATTCAGTTCTTACCTGTTCCCAGCGTACTTTCTAGGTAAATACCCTAATAAGAAGATCATCATGGGGACGCACACCGCGTCTTTGTCCGAAGACTTTGGCCGCAAGGTCCGCAACTTGATCGCAAGCGAGGATTACCGTGAGCTTTTCCCCCACACTGTTGTTGCCGATGACCAAAAAGCTGCTGGAAAATGGGGTACTGGCGCTGGGGGTCAGTATTACGCTGCTGGTGTCGGTGGTGCTCTGGCTGGCCGTGGTGCCGATCTGTTCGTTATTGATGACCCTCACTCGGAACAAGACGTAAAAGCCAACAGTCGTCTAGCGTTTGACACGGCGTGGAGTTGGTTCCAGACCGGACCCCTCCAGCGCTTGATGCCAGGGGGCGGAATCATTGTGGTGATGACCCGCTGGGGCAAATTGGACCTGACCGGGCGGCTGATCGACTACCAGACCAAGAACCCCGAAGCGCCGCCCTGGGAGATCGTGGAGTTGCCCGCCATACTGAACGAAGGCACGGACGACGAGAAGTCCCTGTGGCCAGAGCAGTGGCCCCTGGCTGCGTTGAAGTCGGCCAAAGCGTCGATCGACCCCCAGTATTGGAACGCGCAGTACATGCAGCAGCCCACCAGCGACAACGCGGCCATCATCTCCAGAAAGAACTGGCGCATCTGGGAGGGCGAAGAGCCGCCCTCCTGTGAGTACATCATCCAGTCCTGGGACACTGCGTTTGAAGCCAAGACCAGCGCTGACTATTCGGCGTGCACAACCTGGGGGGTGTTCTACAACGAGGAAGAGCACGATGCCGCGCAGGTCATACTGCTGGATGCGTTCAAAGACCGGATGCAGTTTCCTGAGTTGAAGGCCACTGCGCTCAAGCACTACAAGGAATGGGAGCCAGATGCGTTCATCGTGGAGAAGAAGGCCGCAGGAGCGCCGTTGATACAAGAGCTGCGCAGGATGGGCATACCTGTGCAAGAGACCAACCCCTCCAGGGGCAACGACAAGATCGTGCGTCTGAACGCGGTTGCGGATTTGTTCACTTCAGGTACAGTCTGGGCACCAGACACACGCTGGGCCAGGGAGGTCATCGAGGAGGTGGCATCCTTCCCCAACGGCGAGAATGACGACTACGTGGACACGACCTCCCAAGCGTTGCTGCGGTTTCGCCAAGGCGGGTTCATCAGTTTGGACACCGACGAGAAAGACGACCCCATCTACTTCCGCCGTAAGGCGGCGTATTACTAAGGACAGACATGGCAACCAATATCGACAAAGCGCTTTACCAACAGCCCCAGGGCATCGACGAACTGGGAGAGCAAGAAGAGCCGATCGAGATTGAGATCATCGACCCCGAGGAAGTCAACATCCACGCCGGGGACTTGGAGGTGTCCATCCGCCCAGGCGACGAAGAAGACGACACATTCAATGACAACTTGGCCGAGGAGATGGACCAGTCTGCCTTGGAGACCCTGGCCGGGGACTTGGCAGGAGACATCGAGAACGACAAGAACTCCCGCAAGGACTGGGAGAAAGCCTACACAGAAGGGCTGAAGCTGCTGGGCCTCCAGTACGAGGAGCGCACAGAACCTTGGAACGGCGCGTCTGGCGTGTTCCACCCGATGATTACCGAGGCGGTTGTGCGCTTCCAGTCTGAGACGATCACGGAGACCTTCCCGGCCCAAGGCCCGGTGCGTACCAAAATTCTGGGCAAGCAGACCCCGCAGAAACAAGAAGCCGCTATGCGTGTCGAGTTCGACATGAACTACGAGCTGACAGAAGTGATGCGTGAGTTCCGGCCTGAGCATGAGCGCATGCTGTGGAGCTTGCCAGCTACTGGTAGCGCGTTCAAGAAGGTGTACTACGACCCCAGCCTGGGGCGTCAGGTGTCGATGTTCATCCCCGCAGAAGACATCATCCTGCCCTACGGGGCCACGGACTTGGACACCTGCTACCGCGTCACCCATGTGATGCGCAAGACCAAGAACGAGATTGTCAAGCTCCAGAAAGCTGGGTTCTATCGTGACGTTGAGTTGCCTGATGCGTCCAGGGAGCAGACCAACATCCAGAAAGCCAAGGACAAGGAGACCGGGTTCAGTGACCTGAACGACGAGCGCTACATCATCTTTGAGTGCCACGTTGACCTGGACTTGAACGGCTACGAAGACAAAGACGGTGACGGAGAAGAAACTGGCATTGCTCTGCCATACGTAGTTACCCTAATAAAAGGGACCAACGAGGTGTTGGCCATCCGCCGCAACTGGAAGGAAGACGATGAACTCCGACTCAAGCGACAGCACTTTGTCCACTACCAATACATCCCAGGCTTTGGGGCTTACGGCTTTGGCCTCTTCCACCTCATCGGCGGGTTTGCCAAGTCAGCCACCAGCATCATGCGTCAGCTTGTCGATGCAGGAACGCTGTCGAACCTCCCAGGAGGCCTCAAATCTCGTGGACTTCGCATTAAGGGTGATGACACACCGATTCAACCCGGCGAGTTCAGGGACGTAGACATTGGCTCTGGGGCGCTGCGCGACAACATCCTGCCCCTGCCGTACAAGGAGCCAAGCGGCGTTTTGTACCAGTTGCTGGGCACCATCGTGGAGGAAGGCAGACGGTTTGCCGCCACAGCGGATATGAAGGTGTCAGACATGAGCGCACAAGCGCCTGTGGGCACCACGCTGGCCCTGCTGGAGCGTCAGTTGAAGGTGATGTCCGCGGTTCAGGCCCGGTTGCACTACAGCTTCAAGCAAGAGTTGCAACTGCTGGCCGGGCTGATTCGGGACTACACAGACCCCGAGTACGACTATGACCCAGACAAGTCCACACGACGCGCCAAGCAAGAGGACTACAACCACGTTGACATCATCCCGGTGAGCGACCCCAACGCGGCCACCATGAGCCAGCGGGTTGTGCAGTACCAAGCAGTCATCCAGATGGCACAGATGGCCCCGGACATCTACGACTTGCCCCAGTTGCACCGCCAGATGCTGGAGGTGTTGGGCATCAAGGACGCAGACAAGCTCGTGCCCCTGCCTGACGACCAAAAGCCCAAAGACCCCGTGTCTGAGAACATGGCCGCGCTTAAGTTGGAGCCGCTCAAGGCGTTCTTCTACCAAGACCACGAGTCCCACATCAAGGTGCACACGATGGCCATGCAAGACCCCATCGTCATGCAGTTGATTGGCCAAAACCCCAAGGCACCGCAGATTCAAGCGGCCATGCAGGCGCACATCGCCGAGCACGTTGGGTTTGGTTACCGCCAAAAGATCGAGCAGCAGCTTGGTATGCCCCTGCCCCCGGCAGACGAGAAGCTGCCCCCGCAGATCGAGGTGGCTCTGTCAGGGATGATGGCGCAAGCTGCACAGCAAGTGCTCCAGCAAAACCAACAGCAAGCCCAGCAGCAGCAAGCCCAGCAGCAAGCGCAAGACCCCGTGCTAAAGATGCAGCAGCAAGATTTGCAAATTCGCCAGCAAGAAGTGCAGATCAAGCAGCAAGAAACGCAGATCAAGGACAAGGAAGTTACCGGCAAGCTGGCCATCGAGGAAAAGAAACTGCAAATGGACGCCATGGCCAAGGTCGGCAAGTACAGAATGGACAAAGAAGATCAGGCACTCCAAGCGGCAGAAAACGCGGGCAAGTTCCAGATGTCCCAAAAAGAACAACAGTTCAACAACCAGCAAAGGATGGGGGATGCCCTGCTGCGGGTTGACGAACAGTTGGCTAAGCGCAGAGAAAACCGACCACGAAAGGAAAACCCTAAAGCATGATTCAAGATTTCGCACGCGTATTGCGCGAACAAATACGCACCGACATGAACAACTACGCAGATGACTGCGCGGGGGGTTCGTGCCGCACTTTTGAAGAGTACCAAAAACTTTGCGGGGTCATCCAGGGTCTGGCCATCGCAGAGCGTTACATCATTGACCTTGCAGAGAAAGTTGAAAAATCCGATGAGTGAACTCGCACTTGAACCAGGGCAGTTTGCCCCGCCTGAAGCAATCCAGCCCGTCGATGCCCCGGCAGAAGACGCAAACAACGATGAGAAAGCAACCATGCTGCCAGAGCCAACAGGCTGGAAGCTGCTGTGTGCGGTGCCAGACATATCTGAAAAGATTGACGGTACTGAGCTTGATCTGGTGAAAGCATCATCCGTCATGCGCCAAGAAGAACACGCCACAACTGTTCTGTTTGTGCTCAAGGTCGGCCCTGACGCATACAAAGACTCCACCAAGTTCCCCGCAGGCGCGTGGTGCAAGGCAGGCGACTTTGTACTGGTACGTACCTACTCGGGTACGCGCTTCAAAATTTTCGGTAAAGAGTTTCGCTTGATTAACGACGATCAAGTCGATGCTGTTGTGCAAGACCCTCGCGGGTTAACCCGCGCTTGATGGAGTAGACATGGCTGAACAATACAAGTTCCCAGACGAACTGGATGACGAAAAGACCTCCCAGGTCAATGTATCCGTGGGGGACGACGGCGACGTAGAAGTCGAAGTCGTTGACGATACCCCCATCCAAGACAGAGGCCGCAAGCCCCTGGACCGGGAGGTGGAAGACCCCACGGACGACGAAATCGAGAACTACTCCGATAAAGTCAAAGGGCGCATCAAGGAGTTGACCCACGCACGCCACGACGAGCGCCGGGCCAAAGAAGCCACCATGCGCGAGAAGCAAGAACTCGAGCGTCTCGCACAGCAGCTCATTGATGAGAACAAGAAGTTGAAACAATATGTTTCAACTGGGACAGAGCAGTACGGGCACATGGCCAAAAACGCGGCGGAAGCCGAGCTGGAGAAAGCCCGCCGCCAGTACAAGGATGCCCAGGAAGCGTTTGACACTGACGCCATCATTGCAGCCCAGGAAGCAATGACTGACGCCAAGTGGAAGTTGGAGCAAGCGAAAAGTTTTCGCCCACCCCCTTTACAAACTGAAGAATATGATGTACAAACGCGTCAAAGCGCACCCGAACAGGCGCAACCAGACGAAAAAACCCTGCGCTGGCAGGCAAAAAACCAGTGGTTTGGCGCAAACGGGTTCGAAGAAGTCACCAGCTACGCACTAGGGCTGCATCAAAAACTAGTCAACAACGGGGTCGATCCCCGCACTGATGAGTATTTCGATCAAATAAATGATCGCGTGAAGTCGAAGTTCCCCGAAGTTTTCGGTGGTACAGAAGACAAGCCAAGGTCGGGTGATTCCCCAAGACGACCTGCTGCCGTTGCAGCCCCCGCGACCCGTTCGTCGGGAGCCAAGAAAGTCCAACTCACTCAGACCCAGGTCGCACTGGCAAAGAAATTTGGATTAACCCCGCAGCAGTACGCTGCTCAAGTAGCAAAATTGGAGAGTCAAAAT